CCTATTATTCATCATTTTTCCATGTTATCTTTCTCTGTCCTTTTTGAATTTTTTCTTACTGATTTTTTAATAAGAACTGGATAACGATTTATTCCCATTGAATTAAGTTTTTCTATTTTCCTTTGAGTTTGAGATAATGTGTTCACCTTAGCTCGACGAATAAATTTAGACCTTAACTCCTTATCTGATTCAAGTAATTCTTGAAAGTTTTCTTTTCCATTAGCAATATTTTCTCCCCGGTATTTATATATACTTGATCCACTAGTTCTTTCCACAACCCCCGTGTTTTCCATTAACTCTACCAAATTCCCATATCTATCAAAACCCACCCTACCATATTCAGCATTAAAATATATCTCAGTAGTAAAAGTAGGTCTCGGAGGAGCAACTTTATTTTTCTTCATCCTAACAGATACCTCATTACCCAACCATATCCTATTCTCCCTTTCCCCTTGTGTTATTTGTTTTTTCCTAAAAAAAGCCAATCTTTGATGAGCAAAAAATTTCATTGCCTCTCCACCAGGAGTAGTATCTGGATCCTCATAACTAGTAACCCCTATTCTTTTTCTAAGCTGGTTAATAAAAATAACTATTATACCTAAATCAGCAAATAATTGGTTACGAGTCCTGATATATCTATAGAATGCTTTAGCTCGATTCCCCATTTCAGCTTTAGCATCTGACTGTACAGAATTAATATTATCATTACAATCCAGAGCAGCTATGGAATCTGTTACTATTACTATAGGCTCATTATTTTTTAATCTCGATCTCCAAGTTACTGCCATATCAGCAGACCAATCTGATATTAATTCAATAGATGTTTCATTATAAACTATTATTTTTTCTAAATCTAGCCCATTTTTTATAGCCCATCCAGGATCAAATGCTTGTTCTGCATCATTCCATAAAAGTATACCACCCAAATACTGAGCAGAATATCCAAAATCCATAGCCACTAAAGATTTACCAGAACTCTCTCCTCCAAATATCTCACAAATTTTCCCATAAGGTATTCCCCCACCCATAGTATAATTTAAATATAAATGACGTGAGGGTAACCAGAGAGCATCTTCTGGCATTACAGAAATCTTACTCGCTAATCCAGAACCCCTATATTTTTTTTCCAGTTCTGAATCAGAATATACTTTCTTAGTATTACTCATCGAGATCGCTAGTTTTCTTTTTAATTATCTTTTTAATTCCCTTTTTTACCCTTTTCTTTCTCTTTCCCCCATTCCCTTCATCCTCTGGGTCTAACCCTAAGAATTGTTCAATCATTTCTTTTGTTTTCTCATAGGTAGGCAAGATTTTTTTGATCTCTTCATCCAAATTATATGGGCCACTAAATGCTTTTGATACAGGAGTATTTTTACAGGACATAACTGTATATTCTGTATCCATTTTTCCAGAACCAATCCTTTTAATTTTTATATCATACCCATTTACTGGATCAGTCATATCTCCCCAATCTGATTCATCAAGATAAAGATCAAGAATTTCTTGATATACTCCACCAGTAACTAATAAAAATTTCGGAGATAATTGCTCATCAATTTCTTTCCCCCTCTCATCCTTATAAAATAAACAAAATGCGAGATACCTATTACGTGGAAAAAACTTACCAGCAAGTTCCTTGTCATCATCATTTTCTGAATTTTTTAATTCATCATACGATTCCATAATACCACAAGGCATACCATAAGTTGCAGGAGATATTACTCCCTTTAAATCTGGACCAAGATAAAATTGAATTACTTCTTTTACAAATTCCTCTTCTTCTCCCATATTTAAAATCCTTACCCGAATTGTAGTATCAGGTTTTTGAAAAAAGATAGCTCCCTGTTGGCTTTTGGCCTTTAGTTCTAGTTTCTTTTTTCTTAATCTCTCTTTTAAATTTTCTTTTACCATAGTTAATTATTTTTACGTATATTAGCCGAAAGTGTTTGTATTAATGAAGACCTTTGTTCAAATGATTTAACACATACTTCTAAAATCTCAGACTCATGTTGAGCTTCTATATATTCTATAACAGCCTTCTGATATCTTGAAGATACGATTGCTTGTTCTTTAGCTAAATCATTAGCAGTAGGACGATTTGTTTGAAGATCAGTTTGACTTTTAAATTTAATAAACATAATCCCATAAGTTTTTTCCATCTCCCTTTTCTTATCCTGTGCTTTTCTGACTAACTTTTTATACAGCATACCCAAAAAAGCATAAGCTGAAGGCTGGTCCTGTATCTCTTGATTTATCTTATTTTCATTAACAACTACCTCTGAATTTAAATTAAATTTAAAAGTTTCATCACCGAAAAAAATCGATATATTCATCAAGTTCGATAATCTAGCATATTTAATTATTTCACCCTTATTCATGATATCCATTTTATATTAATAGTACATTAAGTAACCCATGTCAAGTAATTTTCTTGTGGATCATACTTAAATAATTCCCCCCAATTTTTCCCAATTTCAAAATCTACCTTCATTTCTATTCCCTTAACTTCAAAATTAAACCATGTTTTAGTTTCAGGATTACGACATATACTATATAATTTAGGAACAGCTTCATGAATATCTATAGGATCAATATAAAATTTTAAAGAATCATGAACTGTCCCTACTTGTTCAAGCGATAATGGTAACGACTGTCTAATAATATGTTCTCTTATAAGTATTGAACTAAATAAAGCAAAATCCGAAGCCGTTCCTTGGATTGGAGCATTAACTGCTTGTCGTAAAGCTTCTGATTTTTGTCCCCAATTACTTGAACTAACATTAAGGAGTCTTCGTTTTCTTCCAAATAAACTATAAACATAACCATGTTCTTCAGCAAATTTATGCTGAACTTTAATATATCTTTTTACTCTTGGGAAATCAGCAAACCATTCTTTTAAAAATTCTTCAGCTTCATATAAAGAAGTTGGGATACCTTCATCAGAAAGAGTTTGCGCAAGTTTTCTAGCACTTTGCTCATAGACTATACCAAAATTAGTAGTCTTAGCTTTCTTTCTTCTTTTTTTCCATTTAATAAACTCTTTATGATTTTCATCAGCCAAAATTTCTTTAACCTCATCATAATCCCCCCCAAATTTTTTACAAGCTACTGCTAAATGTATATCTTTACCTTCAGAAAACCATTCAATCATTGTATTCTCTTTTGCTTGATAAGCAAGAACTCTAAGTTCAGCCTGAGAATAATCTAGTTGTAATATAAGTTTTCCTTTAGGGGCTACAAACATACGTTTAATATCACTAGAAGTAGTATCACGTGGGATATTTTGCAGATTAGGATTACGACTACTAAGTCTACCAGTAACTGTACCATGCAATAAAAAACTTGCATGTACCCTATTATCAGAAGTTAATCTTTCCCACATACCTACAATATAGGTAGAATTTAATTTCGTTAAACCCCTTAGCTCGAGAAGATCATTAATAAAACCAGAGTCATCTAATTCCTTTAATTCAATCAACACTGCTTCATCCGTAGATGCAGTTTCAGTTTTCTTTCTAGTCTCTTTATTTTCAGTAAATTTTACTACATCAAATTTAAACCCATCCGGACTATCAAATAATAAATCTATCATTTGTTTAGGACTACCAAAATTTGTAGGAGCTACCATTTTTTGCTCTTTTTTATTAATGTAATCCCCAGCTATATATCGCGAAATTTTTTCCTCTCTTCTTTTTATAACCCTCTCATCATCATAACCTTGATTCCTAATAGTCCTGATTTCTTTTTTTAAATCAGAAATCATTTTTCTTTTAACAGATTCCATTCTGGATTTTTCATATTGAATTATAATAGGATTATTTCTTAATCTTTTTTCGCAATCAATAATTTTAATTTCATATATTTTTATTAATTCCCTTAAATAATCCCTATCAATATTATTCCCCCGCCATTCCACTTCAGCAAGAACTCTAGAAGCCATCATCATCATATTCCTAAACAAAGTATAAAAACCACTATCTATTAAACGCCTTTCAAAAAAAATCCATAATCTTAAACAAAGATCAGCATCAAAAGCACAGTATAAAGATAAATCCTTGAGAGGAACATTAGACCAAAATTCTATTAATTTATCAATCCCAGCTTTAGCTGAAGGTTGTCCTGGTAAATCATAACCCGAAAATTTTGGAATAAAACGAGTTACCATTTCTTTCAAACCATGAGGACGTTCCTCATCTAATAAATATTTAGCAAGCATAGTATCAAATATTCTTCCAACCATAATTATACCATACTTATACCACCAATTTATTTCAAATTTAATATTTTGACCAACTTTTATTATATCTGGGTTCTCAATAACTTCACGGCCAAAATATCTTAACACCAATTTCCATTTTTCATTTTTTAAAAAAGGGGATTCCTTATGAGCTAAAGGTATTATCCAAGCACTACCTGGTTGAAATGATACACCTAATATAGTAGGTTTACTACCCGGATACATAGCACTAGTTCCAGTAGATTCATAATCAGTAGAAGCATACTTTGTTTGTTTACAGTATACCACTAACTGTTTAAGTTCCTCCCAGTTCGTAACGAGTTTATATTTATAATTTAATGTCTTCAATACACCTTTTCAATGTTGGCCAATCTTTTTTATAAGCATGAAGAGAACCTATATTGTGGAATAAATAACCGGGTCTCATTTCTATTTCAGCTGCTATATATAACATTAATCTCCAAGCTAAATAAACATCATTACCGAAATGGGTTACCACATCTGCGCTACGTTGATTATATATAAGGTTAACTTTATTATCTCTAATAAGTACCTGATAATACATAGAACATGGGATTCTTTTTTTACCCCCCAAATTAAGGGAGTCTATTTGAGCATTCCATATTGAGATAATAGCCTGTCTAGAATCAGGATTACATCGTAATTCTTTTACAACAGCATTTATTGAGAACCGCATTCTATTATTATAGGAATAATCAAATCTACCTTCTTCATTAAGAAATTCTTTCCAAATATATTCTCTTAATTTCCAAGCTAAACCAGGATTTATATAATTAGGATCAATCCTATCAGCAAATTCTGCATCTGCCCATGTTCTAGCTTTTGGATCAGCAAAAAATAAATAATCAACCTTATAAAGATTGGTTAAAGAATAAGAATAATTAGTTATTTCCCTTGTAGAATAGTTATCATCATCCTTTACTATCTTATTTTGCATAGAATAAGGATGTACAATATGCCCCATCTCCCATACCTCACGAAAGATTTCTGACATAAGTTCATAACAATTAGAATAAATTCTCATTAGTCTATTAATCTTACAATAGCCATAATATCCAACTGGTTCATGATTTTATAAACCTGTTCTCCATAAGGATTAATATTAAGTTTAACTTCTACCCCAGCATACTGACTATATATTACTTTTTGACCCACAGAATATTCCATAGGGTTATCACTAGACCCAGTTCCAGTAACAATTACTTCAGCCACTTCAGGCTTATTATCTGCAACAGAAGGAGGAATAATAATCCCCGATTCTCGAAGAGTAGCTTTTTGTTTTTCCGGGAGTACTATTACCCTTTGTTCAGCAGGATAAATTAACATTTTCTTCATAATCTTTTAATTTTAAATAGTATATAGGATTCAAAGTAATAATTCTTTTGCCTTAAGAGAAGTAGTTTCTACTTTCTGAATTCTTTTTACAGCTCGAAGATGAACTTTATAAGCTATTTTCATCGATTCTGGTTTTTGAAATTTTTCAAGTATATCCATAATCTTTTTTTCCATAATACTATGATCAGGATTAATAAATGTAATTAAAGATTTATGATTATGATACATTACAAAATTCTCTGCAGTAATATAAAGATTACTACAATATAATTTAATACTTACACTAATTTGTGGCCCATAAATATACTCAGCAATTCTTTGTACTAAAAGGAAATCCATAAGTAATCTTTTAGTTACTTCTGATGATCTGATATTAATTATAATAATAGGATTATCTTGTGTATACCTTCGTTGGAATACCAAAGAGATTAAACAACCATGTCCAGAACCATGAGTATTAGAAAATTTAAAAGCTAAATTATAATTTTGTGTTTTCTTTTTTTCCCTCTCTAATATTTCGCTTTTAACCAAATCAAGCATATTCATATCAATATAGTTACTCTTAAGAATACTCCACTTCTGTTTTTTATAACCAAACATTAATCCAAAATTAAATTCTGGATCAACCCAAGCTTTATTTATCTCCATAAAATGATCATAAGAAATCATTTGTGGTCCGTTACGAACACCACCCCTATTTTTAATCCGCCTTTCCTGTGTGGCTAGGAACTCATTAATCCATTCCCAGCATTCTTGACTAGTAGCATGTTTACTTTTAATCACTAATATTTTGATTTAATGCGGAATTGGTTCACCTTATTTTTTTTATAATAAATTTCATAAAGAGATTCTGGAGTAAACCCAGCAAAATAAAAGAATTTAAATAAGGCTAAAGTAGTATCTCTTATAGCCACCTCATATTGTCTGGTATCAGTCATCATCTCAGTTTGTTTCCAGGGTTTATTTTTAAGAGTATTTCTAGCTATTTGAAGATGGTAAGTTATATCCCAAAGATACTGTTTCATTATATCCCTTCTATTACTCCCCAATTGTCTTCCACCCCTAAGAAATTCGTCTTCAAGCATGTGATCCTTTATTACCCATCTACATGGAATTTTCTTTGCAGCAACTTCTGAGTTAACTACCAAGCCCCCAAAATCATACCATGATTTAAATAAATCAGATACCACAACGTATTCATCCATAACATAGGATAACCAATTCTCAAGTATTTCTGTTTCATAACCAGAATAAAGCATTAATTCCAACCAAAAATGAATGGCATCTGAAATTTCTTCATTAAAATTTTGTAAATGAGGGATCATTTCTTTTTCATCTATTCCCTGATGAAACATGTCCATCATGATTAAATAAGATTCAAAACCTTCACCGAGTTCCTCAATAATCCTACCAGTAAAATCTTTTATCAATACCTGAGATTCCCGAGTATTAATATCAACAGGATAAAAAGGTAAATGTCCTTCTATCCCAGCATAATGATCTATAAGTACTTTTTGTAGATCAAAGATATCCTTAAAGGCTGATGCTCCAGGATATTTTACATTTTCTCTAATGTCTCGTACATCCATAATAATTAATTTTGATCATAAATTTGTTTGATTATATTTTTGGGTAAATTTAACTCATGAGCAACAAGAATTATGGTTTTTAATCTTTTATACCCTTTTTTCTTATACTCCTCAATGATTCCTTTTACTCGTTCTTTTTTCTTTAATATTTCCTCATCTGCTTCTTCAATATCCTTAAATCTTTGTTTAGATTCTATTTCAATCCTTTCCTTATGTAATCCCTGAGCCTTAACTATTGCACAAAAATCTGCATCACCACACTCTTTACATTCTGCAGCAAGTAAATCATGATACTTTCCAAAACATGGATCATCATCAGACCCCAAAGATAATACATCTAATGGTTTTAAAAAATCATAATCATCTTTATTTATTTCTTCTCTTGGTGTTCTTTCTTTTGCCATATTAATTATTTATAATTAATAGTCTTTTAAGATTTCCAGAGTTCTATCACCTTAAACCTCTGGTGTTTATAATATTGCAATCTATGTTTACTATGTCTTTTAAGATAGTATCCATCATCCCAAAAATCCTCATAATAAACTTTTTTCTTAGATTTATGAATCCTGATAGCTCGACCAATTAATTGTAAAGCATTGATTTGAGAATCTCCACCAGCTGCATTCTGCATATATTTTATCAATGGCATATTCTGACCAAGTTTTACTATTAAAGAAGAAATAAGAATATCAATTTTACCATCTTTAAAACGATCCAAAATTTCCTTTCTATTTCTAATTTTATGATGAATGAATTCGATACTATATTTATTTCCAAATCTAATTTGGAAACTATGATAAAGTCTCTCAATATGTTCATGATATTTTCCAACAATAAGAATCGGATAGCATCCACGCTGTAAATAAAAATCTGCCCTTTGCATTGACATCCGAGTTCGTTCACAGGATAAAGTAATTCCTTCTCTATATTCTGCATCATAATCACCTCCTATTATAACTTTAGTATTTCCTTTAACTATTTTAATTATAATAGGAGTAGAAAATCCCATATACATAAGTTTAATATTAGATATGGTATAAGTTATTTCCCCAAAAAAAGATCTAACATCCATATTCTTAGTTTGATCTTTATGCCCAAAAGCAGTACCTGATAACCCAACTCTGATAACTGTATTATATAAAGTTGTGACTACCTTTTTATTTGTTGCACTAGTTATCAAATGGCATTCA